AAAAAGCCAGTCGGAATGCGTCTGTAAATAACCCAAATGAAACCCGATGATAACCCAAATGAAACACAACCGTAACCCTCATGGGTCAGGCAGTTACGGGAGCCTCCTAAGTTCCAGCAAAGGTTTCGCATCATTTCAATTTCTCGTAAAGTTCTGCGATGGGCTTAATTGCAATCCTTAATGATTCACGTTCATCGTGCCGCCATTGTTCCACGGGCTTGCGCGTGAACAAGTCCGTGAATGATCTTTGCAGTTTGCCCGCATAGGTGAGCCAATGCGTGCTCGCGCCCGTGGTGCGTTCTGGGTCGTTCTCTTCACGGCCCGATGAACCTGGAGGCGGAAGGATGCCGAGCATCTGCGCGCCGAGTTTCGCCATGTCCGCTGGCCACAACTCAAGCTCTAGTTGGTCACGGTTGCGTGCAAGATGTATCGCCTTGGCCGCCTTGTCTAGGTCGATGCCGAGCGATGCGAGCCACTCGTTGCGGTTGCCGCGGACGTGATCCTTTGCGACCATGAGCATCTGGCCGCAGTCTGCCATGCGCAGCACCGCGGCGCGGGCGTTGCCTTTGGCTGTTACGGCTAAAGCGTTGGCCTCAGCGTATGCGGTGCGGATCTCTGTTTCAATGACTGGCAGGGTGAGTGCCGTTATTTCGTTTGGTTCCATATTTATTAGTGTTTGTTTTTCTGTATGTATTGCGAGCTTCCTCGCTCTTGAGTGATGTGCTAGGCGGAAGGCCCGTAGTGTCGAGAAAATCCATTGCTATTTTGCTGATCGCCTGCTTTGTGCACCCTAGTTCTCGTCCTGCTTCCAACATTGACATACCTGCCGTTAGCGGATGCCCAAGCGCGAATGCAACGCCCCACAGCGTCTTGCTCCTGCTGTAGCCGTGTTCGGCTAGGAACGATATCGTTTTGTTCAGCACCACCAAGAGTTTCTCCGATGCTTCTCGGTATGCCGTCATACGAAAGGCGTGACCGGCTGTCGGGTCGTCGAACGAATAAAAGTCGGGAGTATACGAAGCCTCGTCGTATTCGGCGGCGTCTCGCGTCAAGTCGTGCATCGAGTCTCTTTGTTCGCATAGTTTTTTTGTATTGCAAATTATTTCGTCACCCTATCGACAAAGCGCGATATGCCGCCTTGCATTAGCACCGGCGCGGAAACGTGGCGTTCTCCGTTTCTGTTCTTCATAAGTCGTATCTCGATGTCTGGATGGTTCGCGTGATCAATGTGCAAGACGTAATCGGCATGATGACCGATGCCGCGCGACTCGCGCAGTTCTCCCTTGTCGTTTAGTTGAGATGCGGTCAGAACGCAAACATTTAAATGCAGCGCCATCAACTTAAGACGGCGGACGACTTCGCTCACTTGTTGCTCGCGTGTCTCGCTTTTGCTGTCGGCTGATGGAGAGCATAGCTGAATGTAATCGACCACCACCCAATCAAGGCCGGTGCGCTTGAGTTGCCTGCAAATACTCTCGATAGTATCGATATCCGATACTTGGTCGTGAATTGTGATCGGAAGTGCCGAGATATCCGCGATGCCGAGTTTCATTCCGTTAACATGCGACTGGCTTGGTTTTTCGTATGCCGAGACGCAACGCCATCCGCTTTGCGCAGCGACTAGGCGACCGATAACTTGCGTTGCACTCATCTCTAGCGAGAAAATGATGCCATTCTTGGCGTTTAAAGCCCCTTGCAGGGCAGTTTGGAGCAAAGCAATAGACTTGCCGCCCGAAGTCTCCGACGCGAAGACAGCGAGCGTTCCACGCTCAAACCCGCCGTTGATCTTTTCGTCCAGCCCATTTACTCCGGTCGTGAAGCGTTCCGGTGGCGTGGTTTTTTCGAGTTCGTTCAGCAACTCGGCGCATTGCTTTTTGAGCGAAACGGCGTCCGTTTGCTCTTCGTCGCTGTCCGCTAGGTGTTGAGCGATGCCGTTGAGATCCGCACGCATTTCTCGGATGTCATCTTTGCTCTCGGCAAGTTTCGCCATCGCCTTGCGATACCGGCGGGCCTTGAGCAAGTCCTTTCGGAAGTCGAGAGCGGCTACGGCGTCACCCGTGGGGTATGCCGTGAACGCTTCGGTCACGCCGTGATATCCGCCAACGTCGAATATCGAACCCTTTTCTTCCAAGACAGCCTGGAGTCGGAAGATGTCCGACTTGTAGCCTTCGTTGTGGCATTCCTTGGCCGCTGAGAGTAAAGCGCGGTTGGCGTGCTCGAAGAACAGATCGGCGTCCCACTTTGCAGCGTCGAGCACTTCGTAGTTCTGCAAGATGATCGAGATCGCGGCCTTCTCTGCTGATGGTGCTGTCGGAACTGCCGACCTTGTGCTTGTTTCTTCTCGTTTTAAAATTGCCATTTTGTTCCCTTCTTTTTGCTTCTGGATAGCTTCGCCTCTCGCCTTAAGCGAGAGAGGCGAAGCCTATCTATCTATGATAATAGATAGATATTCTATCTATCTAGACCACCATTGGTTATTGTTAGGTTACGGTTGGGTTTCATTTGGGTTATCGTTGGGTTTCATTTGGGTTATTTACAGACGCATTCCGACTGGCTTTTTTTGTGGCTTTGGAGCTTCACTTTTCGGCCTTCCGCCTTTCTTCCCATTTTTGTAATTCGAGAATAAACGCTTGTTCTGGTCTTGCCATTGATGGAGCACAAGAGCATCACCTTCGCGTCTTGCGTAGCCGCTTTCGATCAACGCGTTTTCGAGTTGCATTGGGTCGCCTTCCCAGTCTGCTATTGCTGCGACGATGTCAGCCGTCTTTTCTATGCGTTCGCATTTTCTGAACTGGCATTGCGACCAAAGCTTCAATAGCGAGAACACACCTGCGTGGCCTGCTAGGCGTAGCAGGATTTTGGTCTTATAGTGGTCAGGGAAGTCAGGTGATAGGATCATGCGAATAAATCAATTTGAGATCTTGCATTTGCTAGGTTTTGGCAGGATTGCTTAAAATAGCTCTCCTTTAGTTCGCTTCCAATGAATCTTCGATTCAATTTTAAAGCCCCATATCCTTCGCTTCCAATCCCAGTAAAAGGCGAATAAACCAAGTCTCCTGCATTTGACCATAACTCTATCGCGCGTTCAATGACATCCAACTGAAGTGGGCAAATATGCCTCTCATCATTATTGTCTTTTGCTCCGTCTCTATTTAAAACGCGGCCTTGATCTACGGTCATCCATACCGGTGAAGCAACCTCTTGCCACCAATCAACTGAATACTTGCTAGGATCTTTTACAACTGGCTTGGGATTTTCTCCTTTTTTTCTAAAGACTAGCAAGTAGTCAGGACATCCAACACGTGATGATGATGAATCGCTTTTTAGCGTCTTGTAAAGCAATCCATGCGCTTTTGTGCGTTGCATTTCCGTTACTGGGCTTTTCCATATTGTAATGCGGCTGTGCAAGGTGAATCCGTTATTCCAGAATGATCTAATTATCTCACCGCTGAAGTCTTGAAATCCAATATATCCATGCTTCCATTTTGTCGATAATAGGTCAACGCAATGGACTGCAACTTCTCTTCCTGGAACCATGATCCTTTGCATTTCATTTATTAAGATTTCGAAATGGCCTTGAAATTCTTTGAGATCATTGCAGTTCCCCATATCTTGCAAGTCATCAGAATATGTGAAAAGATCTGCGAATGGTGGACTAAATACGCTGAAATCAATGCTATTGTCTGGAATCTGTTTTGCTACCCTAACGCAATCTCCGTGATACAATTCCCATCCATTCCCTTCTTTTTTATCTATTGTTGTTTTCATGCTTAATTTTTTAATGCTTTGATCTGTTAATGCGTTAGCCGCAATCTTCATTTTTTCCTGCATTTCTTTATGCTGGTTAATTTTTCTATTTATTGTTTTTAATATAGCACCTTCCGTGCTTGCCTGAACTATATATGCGTTTACTTCTTGCGTTTGTCCGAATCGGTATGACCTCCTCAATGCTTGATAAAAATCCTCGAAAGAATACGATAGACCAACGAATGCAATGTTTCGGCAATGCTGCCAATTCATCCCATATCCAAAGATTCCGCTTTTACTTATTAATACTCGGATTTTTCCATTAACAAAGTCATCAGCTGCTTGCTCTTTTTTCTTTGCTGTATCGCTTCCTTTAATCTCAACTGAATCACTTATCAATGATTTGAGCTTTTCACTCTCATCATTTGTATTGCACCATACGATCCAAGATTCATCTGATTGATTCGCCAAATCAGCCACCTTCTCAGATCTCGCTTGCGATGTGATTTTCATCTCCTTGTGGATGGTTGTGGCTGATAGTGTTGGATTTCTAAAAAGCTCTCCTTCTTGAGCACCTTTGGTTGAATCAACATCAATTATTGATGTAGTGAGATTTAATTTAGGAAGAACATATCCATCATCTTTGAACCCAATATCTGAAGGCTTTGATACGCAAGCGGCCCAAGATGCTACCCACTCCCAGAACTGCAATTCCGCGTGCTTTTTCAGCCTCCAGTCTCCAGTATTGAATGTGTCGTTAATAAAGAATGTAGCGAGCATTTGAGCAGGCGAACATACTCCAAGAAAGTCAGCGTGCTGCCCAAACTCAGTATAGTCATTTGGGCTTGGCGTAGCTGTGCAGCATAGACGGTATGGGGTTTCTGAAAAGTTAGCAGTTAATAACTGCCTCATTTTACCAGTGAAGTTCTTTAATATTGATGACTCATCAAGAACTACGCCAGCAAATTGATAGCAATCGAATTTATCTATTTTCTCATAATTTGTAATATATATTCCTGATTCATTTATATCACTATCAGACTCGACTACGGTTGCATCTATTCCAAATTTCGATGCCTCATTGCACGTCTGGCGAGATACCGAAAGCGGAGTTAGAATGATAACCGATCCGCCTGTTTTCCTTTTGACTTGATCTGCCCATTCTAATTGTTGAGCTGTTTTACCAAGTCCGCAATCTTCAAATAACGCAGCTCGTCCTTTTCGGATCGCCCATTCGACTATATATTTCTGCCAATCAAAAAGCGGAGCTTTTATCGGTAAAGGGTCAAACCCATGAGATAATGCCCTTTTTGTTTTATTGCTTATAAAATCATCGTAATTCATATATTTTGCTTCTTATTTAAATACCTCTGCAGAGTCTCGTCGGCCTCCTCCTCGATCCACCGCGTGGATTGCGTTATTACCTCAAGCCACTCTCCGTTGATAAGGATTTCGTAGTCCCACCGTTCACAGTCGTCTTGATGGTTAGGCCAACATCTAAGCGGATAGCCGCGCCATTCTTGAGATACTTTCATTTGCCGGATAGGAGTTGGTTGAGCCTTGCGACCTGTGCGCGTAGCTCGTGATTGTCTCGCGTAAGGTAGTCGTTTCGTGCAGTCAGCAACTCGATGAGTTGCTGCATTGCGTTCATTTGCTCGCGTGATCTACTTGCTAATTTTGCGAGGCTTTTGATGCCGTCGAACATAGTCTTCGATTCTTTCTAGGTGTTGTTCTGCCAATGCTCTCCCCTCCGGCGTGTCGTCGTATGTATGCTGGTATACTGGCAATGGATCGCCCCTTTCGAGACGTAAGCCAATCGGGCAATCGTTCATACAGATGACCAACCGGAGCGAGAGAGATCCGTTCATTTCTTAAAACGGAATGTCGTCGGTTTCATCAGCGGGTTGAGCAACAAAGCCGTTGCTTTTGGCGACGATATGCTTGTCGGTCTTGGCCGCTGGCTTGCGCCTGTTGCCAAGCCACTTTGCTTTCTCGTCTCCGAAGAGCCAACGCTCGACGCAGTTGAATTGATGGTCTGGGTTGGTCTGTCCTGGCTCAACTCCGATGATACAGACGCCTTTCTCTCCGATCAGGTCTTCCGCTTCCACCGTGACATCTTCGCCTGGGATGACTGCACGCCCGATGCTGGAGAGAACTTGATCAACTTTCCACGCCGCTTTCGGAGTGAAGGTTAAATGTTCCCACATTTTCGGGCCTTCAACGCCTCCTTCGAGGATGACGGCAACGTCGAGCTTTATCGTCGGGTTTCCGGCTTGGCTTGTCTTCTCTACGGCCTTCACGATCTCAACTTCGTATGTCCCCGGCTCTACGAAGTAGATGGCCGCTTGTTTTGGTTCGCTTGCTTTGTATGTTGGCATTTTGTATTTTCTATTTTATTTTTGTTTGGCGTAACTGCGTTGTCGGTGATCCCGCCTTGATCGCCGATGTGTCTGGCTCTACGCCGTTTTTGGCGCAGAGTTCCAGATAACTCTTTTCTGAGAGCTTACCGCCCATCGCTAGGATCAATGTCTCCTTCGTGATACCTTCGGAGGCTTTAGCGATAGCTTCATGCTCCACAAACTTGCGTCCGCTCATGCTGGTCAGCTTCCATCCTGCCACCTCGTCTCCGTTTTCGAGACGTGTCTTGAGATGACCGAGCAGCGGCTCCGCGATCTCCTTTTCTGCGAGCTTCCATTCTTTCGCGAATGCCCCGAGTGACTCTGGAGTTGCAAGGATGCGATCCTTTATCGCCTCGATGCTATTGCCGGTAACATCTGGAATGAGCGCGACCGCGCTCTCAGCCTGCCGCACGATGGCGTGGCAGCTGTTGTAGTGCTTGCACCACGAGCAATACTCGCAAGGCGTCGGCTTCGCCTCCGCGCTTGTTGCTCGGTCGATTGTGCGCTGCGTGCCTTGCTTGGCTTCTTCGTAGGTGAAGTCGTAGCTACGAATCATTTTTTGATCGACGTAGATAACATGAGCAGTCCAAGACATTTCAAAGTTATCTTCCATGCACGCCAGACTGTAGGCTTGAAGTTGATCTCTATAATTTCGCAACTGCCCCGTCTTGATGTCTGCGACCCATTTCTCCGCTTTGCAGACTGCGTCTGCCGTGCCGAGCTTGCTAAGTCCAGGGACTGCCATCGCGAGATACTCTTCGCGAGTTTCGATGAACGATCCTTTTGCAAGGCGTGTTAGTTCCTCGACGCCGTAGGCGATTGCACCGGCGTCTTCGCCAACTATTGCAACGTCATGTTCTGCCGATATTAAGTTGCGGATCGCAACGTCAACTGCTGTTCCGCGCTCCGCCGCTGAACTCGTTCCGCCTGCGCCCTCGAAGAGAGCGCATTCGGCGAGTTTGGGCAGGGAGGATGGTGAGATTTCTTTGCTCATTTGTTTGCGGCCCTCCACTCGATAGCCGTATTTACAAACTGATCGACGCGAAGCGCAACACGCTCCAGATACTCTGGCGCGCAGTCGCGCCACGTCTGCTCGCTTGTTAAGACTCCGCGCCCAATTAGGAACTGGTTCACCGCTCCTTCGTGCTCTGCAAGTCGTGATTGCCAGCCAACCATTTCGTCGGCTTCAACGATATGCTTCGGCGTTGCAACGGCCTCGAATAGATGCGCGACCGATGCCCATTCCAGTGGGAGTTCCTCCGCTAGTCCGCTTCGCGTCTTCGCATCGTATGCCGCGCTGTGCGTGGTCAACAAGATGCGCTCCTTGCCGCCAATGCCTTTACCTTTGCCGCTGTCTGTTGTCGAGACCTTGGTCTTGAACCGTAAGAACCAAAGCTCGTCCGCAAACTCTTTAAGCAACGGCGCCGATTGTTTGCTGAGTTTCAACTCGTAGCGATCGTATGCTGCCAAGGCGTCTGGAGCTTCAAAGCGGACGATCTTGCTGTGCGCGATAAGAACGACGTTCTTGCCGGCGTCGATCAACTGGTCAACAGATGACAGGAACCGGCTCATTCGCTCTGCCACCATCACCCATCCTTTACCGAAACCAAAGTCCTCAATGCTGGTCTTCTTGGTGCTTGCGAGTAGGTCTTCAACGCATAGGCGTTCCGCCCAATCTGCCGAGTCGATGACTACTGTTTTGTAATCGGTCGCTTTGGCTTCAGCCAATGCGTCGGTGAGTTGCTTCCAAGTGTTGATCTCGCAGCGGTCAACGTCTAGGTGGGACGTGCCGCCCTCGATGTCCAAGAACAGCGGCCTGGGGAACTTGGCCGCGAATGTGCTTTTTCCTACGGATTCGACGCCGTAGATGACTACGCGCTGGGCGCGCTGTTGTTTGCCTTTTGTTATTTTCATTTTCTATTTTCCTTTGTTGTTTGTTGTTTTACTGCGGTGATTATTTGCTTTTATAATCTTTCCAGTGGCGATTATTTGCATGCAATTCTTGTGCATCTGCGACTTGCTTTTCCCAATTTAATGGCAATGGATGCTTGGATTTGCGCAGAGCATCAACCTTCTTCCAATACGGTTCGCTTATTTCTGGGGATTGGAGATTTGCTTTACTGTAAAGGTCTTCAAGATTCTTATAATCCTCTTCATACATTTTTGAATTATATTTATAACCGCGCGACTTCCAATGGCTTTTTACGAGTGCATTCCTTAAGATGTCATCATGCCAAGCCTGCCAACGTCTACACGCTTGAGATTTAATTTTTAACCGACTACCAATTCCAATAATCTCTTTGTCGGCATCTTCAATATCAATTCCGTTTTCTTTGTCATAAAAATTTGCATGAATACCAAGAAAGACCCATGCGTAATCGTATTCATCAATCTCCATTGCATGACCAATAATTTCGAGTTGAATTAATTCTTCTGTGAGCTGACCAGCTGCAAAAGGTTTAATCCATTGTTCGACCTCTTTTGCCCATCTTGAATTACACTCAGAGAATAAATAAACGTCTTCTGGGATTTGATATTTTTCTCTAAATCTTCGCCTTACTTCATCATCGTCATGATCTTTTTCGGCTCTTTCGTCTAACAAGTCCCAATATTTTTCAATGGCATCTTGGCATTCTAATAAGCGATGCAGCCTGTCCTTAATCTCTGCAGCGGCGAGTTCAACTTCAGTCTTTGTAAGCTCTCTATTATTCTTATCGGCTTCGGTTTGGGTGTCCATAATTTTAATGATTCTCCTTTATTTAATGTTTTCTGTTTTTGGTTTTCTATTTCTGTTTCTTTTATTTCACTTGGGCATTCTCTACTGGTTGTTGTTATCACTGATCCATCTAAACTAAATATCTCTTTATCGTAAATACTACCATGCAATAGTCCGTTTCCTGCAAGATCAAGCACCGTGCAATATTCCTTTTTAGGTGACGGCCTAAGTCCTCTTCCAGTCATTTGACGCCACAAGCACCGGCTATATGTGAATCGATTTAAAACTATCATGTCGATTCCAGGTATATCATTTCCCTCTGTAAAAATGGTATGATTTAAAAGAACCTTAACGTCTCCGGATTTAAATTGCAGAACGGATTCATTTCTATCATCCATCTTCATATTTGAAGTGACTATTGCAGAAGATATATTTCTTTTAGTCAATTCATCCATCATTTTATATGCTTCTTTTATGCTATGTGAATAGACCAATGCTTTTGTAAAGTTATGTTGAGACATTACAAGAGCCGCTGCCTTGGCTTCCCATTCTGATTGTGTTTCTGAAGCGGGAACAAGCACCTTAGCTGCGCACAACCATCTGTCTTGAGTCAAGGTATATATATCTGGGCCAGAGATTATCTTACTAAATCCACAACTGCCAAGACCTATTCCATCTCCACGATATGGAGTAGCCGTCAAGCATATTACTATCGCATTTGGATTTTCATTTATTATTCTTTGATAGCTGTTAGCTGCTACATGATGCCCCTCATCCACAATTATTGATGCAAATCCGTGAATATCGTTGCGCGATTGCGACATAATTAGAGTTATGTCCGAATTATGCTTTTGAACCTGCTCGGCTAATTCGACCCTGTGCGTTATCCATGCTATTGGTTTTGGAAGCATTGGAATTATACCTTCTATTGCTAGGATTGTTTTGCCTGAACCTGTTGGGCAAGAAATAACGATCTTGCTATGATCGATCAAAGAATCCTTTAATTCTTCAATAACTGCACTTTGGTAGTCTCTTAACATTTGTTGTTAGCTGCGAATACGGCCACAGCGAGTGCCGCCCAAGTGTGCGACTTAATTCCATAAGTCGGCCCTGGGGTTTTCTTTGTTCCCTGAGGCCCGATGAGATCGAGCAAGGCTTGGCGAATGTTCGCATCCTTGGCTCGCATCGTGCCGCATAGAAATAGTTTGATGTCCTTCCGAAAAACTAACTCCACGTCCACCCGTGCCACTTCGATAAAGCGTCCGATCCAGACGCACGTCTCGAATGTCGAAGCCCCCACAGCCATGCCGTAGGATGCGATCATCTCGCAAGCAACTCGGTCGTATTCGCGACCGATAAGAATCTGGCGGATCTCGGCATTTGGAAGGTGGCCGTGATCAACAATCTTTTGTTGATCGTATTGCACGAATGCGGTGTGGGTCGTTCCTGGATCGAGTGAGAGTATCATTTTTTAATGCCCTTGTTTTTATTTTGTCTGCTGGGAGTGCAAGAACGTCGCAGATGCCTTGGAATGCTCGTGATTTGATGAAATGGATCGCTGATTCGCGGTCGAGTTCCTGATGCTCATTTAGCTGTCTGCTCAAAAAGACCTTCTCGCTTTGCAGGTCGGCAACGGCCTGCTGAATCATCCCACAAAGGATGTTGCGGGTGAACTCACATTCCGCGTCATGTAGCTCGGCCTTGGTCATTACCGGCGCTCCCTGCGGATTTGGCGGTTCATCCACCAGCGGCGGGTTTGTTCCGCTTGGCAGGTGGCCTTTAGGTTTCCTAGGACGTAGCCACCGACGAAGGCCGATGTGATGCAGACGGAAAACAGGATGAGAAAATTGATAGGTTCCATATATAAATTACTTAACGACAACGCAGTTGATTCGGCGGTCGTGCCGGATGGAGGGTTGAGTTGTTCCAAATCGTTTGGAGACTGTCTTGCCAGTTTTGATCCAGATGCTTGAGTCATCTGCTTTTTGATACTTTGCGCCGATTTCGAGGTCTTTGATTTTCATTTTTGGTTTTCTATTTTTGTTTCTTCGTCAGCGGTCTTCGCTTTCGATGGACAAACATTCTTTCATCTCCGACAAGATGAAAAGAAAAAAATTCGCGAAGTGCGAAAATAATTCTGGGGAAAAGTCTTTACAAGTGCGCTCAACCAATGCCCATGCGCCTCTGCGGGCTTTTTTATTTTACAATCGGTCGAAAGAAATTTACCTCGCGGACGCCTTGATTCGTTTGTATTGTTGCCTTTTTTGTTTCAAGAATCCCTTTTCCAATCGCAGTTTCAACTCGGCAAGAAACAGCGGCGATGGTCAATTTCGACTCTTCGGCAATAGCGCGAATAGTCTTCCAGCCTTGCTTGGCGAGTTCCCTCTCGCTTTCAACTTTTGTTGCATCGTAGAAAGCGTCCCAGGCTTTGTTTACAGCGGCAAGAGCCAAGGGTTGTTTTGTCGTCTTTCGCATAGGTTGATGTTTATTGAGTTGTCTTTGTAATAGCCGTAGGCGAAGCCCTGCGACCACGCGAATGTTGCGCGGCGCGCGCTTGCATATTCCATATCGAAACGAGCCAGCATTCCGGTGCAATAGCCGCTTGCGCCGTCGAGCGTGCGTGCGCGTTCCCAGCCGACTCGGTGAAGGTGGGCCATCACGCATTGTCCATATGTCTCCGCGTGATCCCTGATACTTTGCACGTTATACATATATCCGTGCAAAAACTTGGTTCCGCCTAGCTCGTAAAAGGATCGAATGTGGTATGGGTAGAGCCGCGCTTTTAGTTCCTTCGCGGTCTTCTCGATAGCTTGAATGGTGAGCGTAGCGGCGTGAGCCGCTAGAGCGTTCGGCGACGACGCGAGCTTGTAAAGCCTAGCTTCGTGGTTGCCGTAGAGAATGTGTTGCGGCCTCAGTTCGTGCAGGAAGTCGATACCGGCTGAAAGATCGTCGCTAATGCTCGCGGCGCGGTCGCTTGAGTTCGTGTCTGAAATAGCTCCGGAGCGAAACGCTGCTAGATCAAGGAAGTCCCCAAGATGAATAGTAGTGTCGGGCTTCCAACGTTCTTTGAACATGAGAACGGCTTTGCGTGCCTCTGGATCGATCTGGTCACCGTGAGAACATCCGACAGCCATCCATTTTTTCCAGCCTTTCATTTAAGTTCGGGAATGTTTCGGTCACTCCGTTCCTTCCATATCCAAGCGCGGACAGCCTCCATCGTGTCCACGTCGAGCTTTGCAAATTCGCCGCATTCGTGCTTGAGAGCGGAGCGTAGCTCTTGATCTATGTCATCAACCAGGATCAAAATATCAAGCGCCTTACAGGCCACCTCGTGCTCGTATCGCTCCGTCTCGTCAAACTCAAGTGTCATTTTCACGCTTCTTCGTCCTCCTCTTCTTCCTCGGTGTCTGGAAATAGAATGCTGAATGAATCTCCTGCGAGTCCCTCGACAGCGTACTTGTTGCCGAAAACGAATTCCCCGTGCATCGTCTCTCCGCCCTGCTCCCAACTGACGATGGTGAACCCACAGTCATAATGCTCCGACAGGATGCGCTTCGCTTCTGCGAGTGCTTCCGTTCGCTCCGATTCAACCGTCGGTTGTTTTCGTTTTTTCAAGCAAGAACGTCGATTTTTTTAGATACTCGGTTTCGTAAATTGGCTAGCATATCGCGCTCGGTCATTCCCTTTGCCCAATGCGGACGTAGCTGATAGTGCGGTTCGTCAACGAATTTCCAGTCACCGCCCCATTCTAGGCCAAGGCTTTTGCCGAGCGTTCCTAATTCGTTGTAGAGCGGATGTTCTTCGCAGTATTCCTTGCCGCGAAAGATTCCGATATCGAAAGCGATGCCGAAATTATGATTGCTGTGACCGGCGGCGGCGTTCGTTACCTTTTTCCCTGGAGTCGTTCGGCCACGCGCATAAAGCGCATCCTGTTCCATATAGGATCGAGTGCCGCTGATGATCTTAACGTCACAACCAACTTTTGCGCAGATAGTCTTTGCGACGCCTAGAAAGGCACGTGCGGTCTTCTGAGCCTCTGGGTGGAGTGTGGCAATCTGAATCTCCGAGCGGTCGTCAAACGTCATTTTTTGAGGCTTTGGATGTCTGGCAATTCGTAGCAGAATGTGCCGTAGTCAGTCCGCACGCAGAATGCCGGATTCCCGAATCCAGCGCATGATGTCAGGAATGCCATTCCCAAGAACGCGAAGGAGAGAACGATCATCCAGAGCGCGATTTTTCGAGCGTTCATTTTTCTTTTCGGAAGATTTCGATAAGTCCAATAACAGCGGCGACCGCCGCGCCGATTGCGTCCCATTTTGCTGGTTCCATGCTCAAACCGGCAACGCCGCCGATGATGGCGAGGCCGCGAATGGTGGATGGTTCTTTGAGTTTTGAAAATAGTGTCTTCATGGTTTTTTAGCTTTCAACATTTTGTATAACGAAACCGCACCGATGCAAATTCCTAGCACGAGAGAAGCAACGCGGAGCCACGCTTCAACCTCGGAGAACGAGATCAATACAGCGGCTGCGGGCGCCGACGTGCCGACGAACGTATGGAAAGTGTGGCTGTCCATTAGCTGATTCCACCCTGTGAAATGAGTTCCTCCGCCAGCGTGCATGGTTGAAGAATAATCGTGTTGCGCTCTCCTGCTGTCGTTAGCTCGATTTCGATATCAGCCGCGACCGACGTGCTATTTTCCAAATAATCGCGCACGCCGAACGTATTGAAATTAACGGAAGCGGTTTTAGCTGGGTTTGCAAAGAGTGAGCTAGACGATTGCAACGTCGGCATATTGAATGCGCTTTTTTCGCCGATAAATGTTATATTGAAAAAGTCATTTATGCTTTGCACATTAACATTGTTAACTCCGATTGAGTCAATCGCGCTCAAGGCATTAATAATATCTGCAGCAGAACATCCTGCCGGAAGAGGTGATGACTGACGTAGAATGGTAGTAGCCACACTTGCCCCAGAAGTCGTCGCCGATCCTCCTGTTATTACTGAATTAAAAGCTGATGATGTTCCGACACTAAATGCCGTAACACTTGGAGTTGTTTTTACCCAATATTGAACACCTTGAGTGTATCCACTAATAGCACTAAATCCAGTCAATGTTACGGCTTGATTTATTGCCAAACCATGATTTTGAGCGGAATATATCAAACCACTCGTAAGTATTGAATTGATATTAAACGAATAAGTAGGAACGCTAATGCTAAAAGACCCCTGCGCTGGCGTCCGTGAAAATGAAAGTTTTTGAATAGCATTCGTGTAGCCATTCCCCGTAATCGTCGTCTGAATCGTTGTTGTGACCGCCGTTCCCACATCCGTCCAAGTCGGTTGATATGCGGCGGGTGCAAGCCTAAGTTGCAATTCTTGAATTTCGGCGGTTGTGGCGTCGCCTGCAAGACGCTCATCGATGAGTGCCGATGCTGTCGGAATCAGGCGCGATACGTCCGCTGTGATCGCCGAACGAGTTCCTGCGGAGTTAAACGATATAATGAAATTGCTCCCCATCGATCCGTCAACAGACACTTTTCCGATGCTTGTAATTGCTGAAAGCGAATTAAGCGCGGACGATATCGCGCCGGCAGTTGCGCTGTATCCTATTGCGCCGCTCGTTTCGCCCCCGAACGATAGCGTAAAAGTGCCACTTGTCGGAATGCCCGTGCGAGTTCCTACGCCAAATTTGACGCTCGATCCGGTCATATCGACTACGCTAAACGGCGTTGAAATGTTTCCCGTCGCCTCCAGAAAATACAGGTTGATCGGGCCATTGTCGCCCTTCACAAAGCGAGGCGGAGCGGCTGGCGTGAAGTTTGTCAGGCTCGTAGCAAGCCTGCGGTTAGTCATGTCAATAAAAAGATCGCGTGCCATTTATTCGGGTGTTTTGTCAACAGCTACCCACTTGCCGATGGGGCAACGCTCGGTTGCCATGCGTAGTTTTGCCCACGTCGAGCACCCGCACTTGCGACAGCGGCCCGTGGAGTTGAGTGCGGCGGCGTCCCACTCGGGACACGCGCGGCACGTTGCTTTGCGGGTGGCGAGGGCTTCGGGCGGCGTGGTGGCGAAGCCTGCGCGAGAGAAGCGGTGGGCGGCGTTGCCGAAGTGGGCGAGCTGTTGGGCGCGGCGTGCGAGCATTTCGGCGCGGCGTTGTAGAAAATCCGGCCTCATTTATGGCCTCGTTAAGGTAACATTTAAGGAATCTGGGTAGAAATCGGAACTGCCGTCCAGCCGCTTTCGATACATATACTCGTAAAATACAAAATCTCCAAAGGTAGCGTCAGGGTAGGCCAATCTTCGCACTGGAGGAGTAAAAATTCCAAGACCTTCGCTGTTTGGAGCTAAGACTGATATTGCGTTTGCATAAAAGTAATGCCATCGCATAGCTCCGATATCATATGTCTCTTCGTTGTAATAACTATATTCCACATAAAGGTCAAAGTGAAAACTCCCGGGCTGTCCCTCGCCTAAAGATTTGCTTTGTAGTCCGTAAACAGGATCTCCGTCTGTTTCATATTTATACCCCTCCACTCGACTCGCAGTCAAAGTCATGTCAAGAGATTCATATTTATAGTAATTGCCGCATTCGGGATCATCGTCACAAATGGGGCCAAGAACGGTTTCCCAGGAATTGGAATAATCCGCATATGTAGAATCGTTGTCATACTTGCAAACAACTGGTGCAGTTACTGACAGAGAAGCGGATCTTCCCATCACGCTAATGTCTATGTTTACTGTATATGGAGAATTTGCCCATGCGTCTAATTTTTGTTTACTCCATAAATCTAAAATGCTACCGTATAAAAAAGGGCCGAGTGTCGTGGTATAAATAGGGTTGCACCCACAACACGCGCACTCGACGGCGCGAAGGCCGCCGTCGGATTTTGTTTTGATCGCTCCGGATGGTGTGCGGCCTAGGGTCATTAGCATTCCTCCGTTGCGATCCATGTCAGCGAGCCGTTCACGGAGCCTAGAACATATGTTCCAGACCCAGGCGACGGTGGAAACATCTTTAGTTTGCGTGCCTCATATCCGTTCATCGTTGCGGTTTCAAGGTATTCCGCATCAACTTGAAGTGTTGCAAAAACAAAGTTTTTCATCAAATCTGATGCTTTTATCTGATACGGGTAACCGGAACCCCCACTTGGCTGTTTAGCTAAACTTTCAAAATTTACAGGGAGGGATTGCATTTTTATATCACAAATCCTTGCGTTTTACGAACCACTCCATATTCATTCACAGCCTGAACGTCTAATATATATGCTCCTGGAGCTGCGGAAGGCCTCGTTGACTCCCAAAAAGTTCCGCTAACAATATAATCAACCAATCCGTAAGCCCCGCAATTAATGATTAAATATTCCGCATTGTTTAGTGGGGGTACATTGAAGGTTCTAACTCGAAAGCGAGTTGTCGATCCAAAATCCGCAATGGAAAACGGGTTTTCTGGATCACCAAAAGGCTCAAATCTTGGTGCAGCTTTTTTGTAATAAACTTCCTGATATCCAATACTGGCATCAAATGACGGCGGGAGTATTTGGTTTGAATTTGCTTCAGCCCATTGAATTGTATACTCGGTAAAGGCTCCAAAATTAACAGAATCAAATCTTGTTATTCGCAAGTCTTTTGCAAATTCGTCTCCTTCAAACCATCCATGGTACGCGCTTGGATTTATTGATGGATTGAAATCCATTGGAAAAACCAGATTTAATTTTTCACCTGATAAATTAGTGTAGGATGCAAAAGGATATGGATTTACCGATAAAGGTAATTCCTCTCTTGGATATACAATTTTCAAAATTGGCGTATTAACATAATAATCCAAATAGTAAGGGCCGTTTTGAAGATATTCATAGTTCGGCTCGGATGGGTCTTGGTAGTATTCTATTATTCTAAAATCCCTTGCATGTTTTGTTAAAATGGAAGAATAGCAGCCAGAATTATTGACTCGACCGTATGCCGTAACAGTCGCTTGAACGAATCCATTGCCAAGGTTTTCGTAAACTGGTTCAGGATAAATAAATGCCCCATCGATACACGGTTCAGAATTTTCTATCGGATCGCCTAATTGGAACGCACTATAATCAACATCATCAGCTCGGCAAATATATTGTTCTTGAACCATGCACAACCCAGATTCCCATGTTTTGAAATTCCGATTCGGTTGCTTTATCCAACCTTTTTTCCCGTGGTAAATGTAGCTCATATTAAATCAATGCTGCGACTGGAAGCTTCTTTTCTAATGTGACAACTGTCTCTTTAATCGTTTCGACAAACCCTTTTATTTGATCCAAAATCCCATTCACGCCCGACTTCGCGGCCACGTCAAGCTCGATGCCGTCCTTTACCGAGTCTCGAATACCTTCCACACTCTTGTCTGCGTCAAGTGTTGTTTCAACTTTTGAAAAGGCAGAATCAGTTGATTTTTTGGCTTCGTCGTATTTCACAACCAAATCTGCTTTTAATGGATTTCCACCCATAAATGCAATAAGTTCGCGGATCTTTTCTTGTCCTTTTTCAGAATCAATCGGGTTTTTAGAAAGATCAGTTTTGATGCCATTAAAATATGTCACAACTGCTCGTATTTGCTCTTCTCCTGTCTGCCCTATTTTGTCCAAGTTGAGCTTTTTAACAAGATCGGGGAAGCTCTTTTGAGAAAGATCAGTTCCAAGCAATTTATCCATTGCAAGCAACTCCTCCCTTGCGGCTTTTGCAGAGTTCTGCGCCTTGTCAAGAGCCTGAATCTCTTTCATTTTTGAAAGCGTATCAGCAAAACCTGTTGCCGATTTTAGATTTTCATTTAGTTTTGCGGACATTTCTGCTGCCTTAAAAAACAACGGATTTCCGTCCTTGTCGTATTGCTTTATATTTGCGGAGTTGTTTGCGGCGATAGCCATGTTGGTAGCAAATAAAGCGGCCTCATTCTTATCGAATCCTGCCGCCAAGGCTTTCTGAACATCCTCGGCATACTTCTTTGATTCCTGCAAAGCAGTGACACGCTCCGAGTCGCCAGCGGCTTGCGCCTCGGCTATCGCAAGTTGAAAGCTAAGTTCCGCTTGTTTTAGTTCGTTCGATTTTCGTTGTTCTTCCGCTTTTTTAGCGGCTTTATCAGCGGAGTCAGCTTCCTTGTCTGCGGTCTTGCCAACTAAGTCCAAGATCAATGTGTTTAAATCTTGGCTAACTTTTAATTGATCATTAACGCCACCAATTCCAGTGGCTTGTTGTTCTGTGCTTTGAGCTATTGCTCCGAATGCCGTCCCTGTTCCTTCAAGTAATGAATTACCTGTTTGAATTTTATCAGAAATGTCGCCCCATCCACTGCCTATAGAATCTAGTTCTGGCTTCAAGTCAGCGGTAAGAGTAAAGGCCGTATTTATTTTTTCGCCAGTTCCAACAGCTTCAGTTCCTAAATCTTGAACTGCTGGAGTTGCTTCATCTGATGCGTCAGCAACATCATTCATTCCTTGCGTAGCCTCGTTGCTAACATTTGCTATCGCCTTGAGTCCTAGATTTAGTGGATTTAAACCACCAGGAAGAAGTGCGGCGATCACTTGAAGATATTTGTTTGCTTGAGTTGCGCCTTCTTTAAAATCCTCGGAGTTATTCTTTAAACCACCCCCAACATCCAATGCGGCGGTTTTTAAAAATCCAAAAACATCTCCCGCTAGAGCAATGTTTTTTGTAAGATCAACAATGGCGGGATTTAAAATTTGCCCAATAACCGATCCCAAACCAGCCGCATCAACTCCTTCCATTTTAGAACCGAGGTCTTGAAGTGCGGGAACGGTTTCGCTTAAAACCCCAGCGGAGAACGCAGCCATTTTACCTTGAACTGCATCAATGCTTTCTGAAAATTTATCAAAAGTATCTGCATTTTCATTCATCACTTGTTCGAGTGATCCGACCTTTGATCTTGCGTCTTCGATGTTGCCAGAGAAATCGACAAGCAATGGTAGCAACTTTCCGCCTATCTTTTCACCAAAGACCTCTGACGCCATCGCTGCCCGTTGTGTTGGGTCTTCGATTGCAGCAATCTTTTTTGCGAAAACCTCCATTTGTTCGGATGGTGTTTTCCCAGCGAGATCAGCCATAGTAATGCCAAGATCGCGCATTACTTTAGTCTGCTTCTCTCCGCCATTGGTGGCGTCCTGCATGAAGTTCTGAAGTTTATTTATGACTTGACCGACCTGTGACGCCTCAAGTCCAGAATTTTTAAATGCTGTTTCTAAAACTAACAATTTTCCAGCGGCCTCGCCTGTTCGCGTAGATAATTCGCTTAGTCTTCCGCCAAGATCAAGCGCATCAGAAAATCCTTTTGCAACAGTCCTAGCCGCATCGAATGCTAGCGATATAGCTTTTTGGAATCCTTCAGCGGCTAGGTTTCCAATAGTAAAAGCGGCTCCCATTCGTTTAAATTCATCATCAAAAATGCCGCCAATTTTTTTTGTTTTGTCACCGACATCCGCAATATTATTCCCAAGGTCTTTGGCTTGTGGGCTTGCAGCGGATAGGTTTTTTTCTGCCTTTGCTGTGGCGGCAGTAAATGTATCCATTGAAATCCGACCCGCCGCCAAGTGATTTTGAAGTTCCTCGATCTCTTGATTATAAATTTCCGTGGCAGTGCGGTTGGCTTTAGTAATTGACTCTGCTTTTTTTTGCTCTTCAGCTAACGCCCTTGTCTCTGCTTCAGCTTTTTTCATCGCTGCGGCAAGTTCTTGGCTAGAACGCTCTGCCTCAATTTGAGATTCAGACAGCTTTTTTGTTTCTCCAGCCAAATCCATGAAGTGCTTCTCCATGCCTTGCAACTTCTTCAATTCTCTCAAAGACCTTTCAACCTCGTCCGTTGACATAGCAGTCGTTTTCTGCTGGGTCTCTAGGTTCTTCATGCTGTCACGAATGCCCTGCAGTGTCTTGTCAAGACCTGTATCTGTTGCTCCAAATTCTACTGTAACGTCGGCCATAATGTTATGTTTCTATAAGTCCTTTTTGTCTCTTTTTTAGGATGGCTTCCATTTGCTTTTTCATTTTTGTAACAACGACGGCTCTAGCAAATTCCTTTTCAGTTTCTGGAATAACCTTGTCAGCCCAAGGCGTTTTATTTGTAACTTCAACCCTTGGGTTTTTTAAGTCCGATGTCATGTCCATTACGCGCCCGTTGTCGAAGTCGCCGGTATGCCTTGTAACCCACTTCGGGAATCCTGCGGTCAAACTGCCCTTGTTCACCTTCTTGAGTTTAAGAGCGCACGATGCCCATCCTGCTTTTGCGATACCCACCTTTTTCAAAACGCTCTCCTTGTAGGTGTTCATCGTGGCCTCGCTGACAAACATTTTATCCAAAAACTTCCAGCGTCCGATAGTTTTATCACGAGATCCTGCAGATGACATCTTGCCATTCACAAAAAACTTTTTATGGAATGATCGCATATCGGTCATCGAAGCGTCTGGTCTAAAATAACTTTTCTCTGTTCCGTATGCGTAACCATCTTTTCCGACAAACAATCGGACGTTTTCGCCCGTTTTATACCAAGCGTATCCACCGGCTTCCTGCATTGCGTCACCAATTATTCCAAATATGCCAGCGCGACGCTGAGAATGCACGGCACTCGATGAGCGGCCTCCGACCAGATCGCGAGTGATCGCCTTTTCGCCTGTTAGCTTTGACTTTTCATCATCTCCGAACGGCTGTGTGCGCCTTGCCAACTCCACGCAAAGAAGGCGAGCGTTTAGCATAACGGCGTCTGGGATCGTGACTTCGCGTATCTCCGCGTAGTCTTTCATGATCTGCTCAAATTTCACGCTCTCGAATTTAAACTTTGCCATATTTTGCGAGGGTTGCCTCTATGGTGGCGAAAGCGTCAACATCAACAGCGGAGTTGTTACGCGACCACGGGCGGTGGATTCCGTTTGCGTAGTCGTCAGCCTGGAGCAACTGCAAGCCCACGGCGAACGGAAGCTCTTCAAGGATGTGAGCAAAGCCCCAGCCGGTCAGCTTGACGAGTCGAAAGACGTAAGCCGCAAGCCAGTTGGGGCCGTTTAGTTTCCCGATCCTGATCCTGCCTTAGATTCGGTTGCCGATGCGTTGTAAAGCTCAAATGCAGCGTTCATCGCGTCTGTCATTGCCGATATTTCAAGGTGGTGGATCATGTTGTTTTCGATCCAAGAATCCACGGCGTTGATGAATGCGCTCCGATCATTGACGACCGAGCGGATCGCGCTATACGGCTCGCTGTGAAGGTATGCGAATGCGGCTGATTTCCATACCAAGTCCATATTACCGGAAAATACCTCATTGCGTTGCATCCAGCTAATTGTAAGAGCGGTGATCGGTCGCAGGGTGCGCCCGTTCACGATCTTCGGGCCGTCTTCCATTGCTTGGATGCGAAGGATTTCGTCGTCTTTTACTAGGTCTGTGTTTTGTGTCTTTTTCATTATTTTAAAAATCTGGTCATTTCCTGCTTGGTTTTGTCCGAAGCATTTTCGGAAATGGCGATGCGTTTTCCGTTGTGCTCGATCTCGATCAGTCGCGGAGTGTTTCGGATGATGTCCACCAAAACATCGCGGTTCGCCAATGCTGCGCGGATGTAGCAAAGCGGATTTTCTGGGTCTTTTTCTTCGAGTTCGTCGCCTTCCTTTGTCATCTGGCGATAGACTTGTGATGCGTCTTGGCCCTTGTCGTTCTCGCCCTCAAACCAAAACTCCGTTGACTCTTTGCCGTCGGTTCGCACCAGTCGAGTGACCGGCGGGAAGTTCATCTTGAAGCCCATTGTTGCAAGTGCGACAGCGGCCTTTAGGTTGATCGTGTGAAAGAATTTCTTGTTTGCGTCCATATATTTAGTCCGTATATAAAAAGGCGGCTCCCTTTTGCCGGGGAGCCAGCGGCATGAGCCAGGTTGTTAGACGATCTCTGGGTATTGCGTGGCGCTAACGGTGATGGTCTTGAACGTGCCGGCGCCTGTCTTTTCGGAAACGGAATCAACAATGACTGCACCGCCGGAAACGCCGTAGGACGTTGTATCGTTGGCGAGGGTGAGCACGTTGGCGAGTTCGTAAGCCACGCCTCCGTTGATTACGCCATCAAGCGAGATCGTTGCAGACTTGTTGTAATAAGCCACAGCGACGGTGTCGCCGAGAGCGTCCATGACGGTTGCCTTATCGCTCTGAACGGAGCGAGAGAATGAATTAAGAAGAAGACCTGTCTCTTGGAGAAGGCCGAATTCGACGCCTGAGGCGACGGAGCTAGTGATGACGGTTGCTGGCATAGTAATTCGTGGAAAATGTCAACTTGCGAAAAGCGCGGCGTGAACCGTGATCGTGACCGAGCGTTCAAAGTGCCGCTCGTTTGAAGAGAGCGATACCGGCCCATCGCGAAGTATGCCGAAGACAAAAGCGTATTGCGGACGGACTGCGTTGAGTTTGGCTTTGAGTCCGGTTATGTCGTGCGAGACGCATAGAACCTGCGACCACAAGTTTTCCATTGCCATCTGATCCATGTCGTCGGCCTGCACGATCAAGGCGATATCGACCGAGAACTGGAAAATCGCGGAGTCGATAATGCTCTCTCGCTGGCGAGTGCATTTAACAAAGCACGCCGGCAATGTCATCGTTCCGAAGTTCTCGGCGGCTGTCACCACCAATGCGCTCTGCATCTCTTGCTGAAGCGCAAGGACGAAAGTGTCAGTTAGTGCCTTCTCAAGCGTCAGCGTGTAAGTCGAGTCCGTTATCATTTCCTTGGGCGGAAACGTCAACAAGCCCAAGCCGCGCTATCTCTGCGTCGCATTCGTCCTTTGTGCCTACAAACAACACGCTCTGCGTCGAGATCGCCTTTTCTGTCTCATCGTAAAAGATGATCGTGACGCCGTCGTAAACGAGTTTCCAAGCGGTTGACTCGTCGAATGCCCATCCCTGTTCGTTAGGTGAAATTATCATGTTACTGTTAGGGTTGAATTTGTGGAGTTGTATGTGCCGGTTCGTCCTGGTGCATTTACTAATGT